GCGCAAGGGGATGGAAAGTTAAGGGAACAACAGGCTCTTATTGAAGCTGAATATCGTAAGGCCGTTTTAGACATCAATAAAAAATACGATAAAGAGGAAGCCGATAGGAGAAAAAAGAAAGATGATGAGGCAACTAAAAAGCTATTTGAACTTGAGGCAAGGATGGCCGAAGATAGTGATGAGGCATTTAAAAAGAGGACTGAAAAGCTAATCAAAGATAGGGAAAAGGCTTTTAAATCAGAGGTTAAACAAGCTGAGGAACAAGATAGGCTAAGGAGGTTAAGGCTTGCTAAACAGCTAACGGCCGATGTAATAACCAAAGAACAATACGATGCACGTTTAGTTGAATCTGAAAACATGAAGAACGCTGCAATAGTTGCAGCAGGTGAAAAGAATTATCAGGATGTATCAGCACAACAAAAGGCATTAGCTGAAGCGGAGGTAGCTGCTGCACTTGTAAAAAAAGAAACCAAAGAACAATTAAGATTAAAAGAACTTGAAGCAGAACAATTTTATGCAAGTTCTTATATGTCTATATTAAATGATGTTGCAAGTGCAACAGGTGCAAATGCAGATACTATGAAGGCTATTGCTATTGCACAGACTACCATTGATACATACTTTGCAGCACAAAAGGCTTATACTTCACAGATTGTTCCGGGAGACCCTTCATCAGTTATCAGAGGATTTGTAGCAGCAGCGGCATCGGTTGCAGCTGGTTTGGCAAGAGTAGCAGCAATAGCAAAAACAAATCCAAGAGGAAGTTCAGGCGGTGGCGCACCATCAGGCGGAGGAGGTGGCTCACCTGCTGCACCTGCATTACCACCACCATCTTCAGCAACAAGACTAACCAACGGAAATGAGCCTATCATAACAAGGGAACTTAACGTGAAAGATAATAGGGTATACGTTTTAGAAAAGGATATCACCAAGAAACAGGATAACGTGGCAGGCATTGTAAACAAAGCAACAATACAATAATAATCTATTTTTAAATATGGAGAAATTACCAATTTACCGATTCAAAGTAGGTGAGGATGACGAGGCGCAAGTTACAGCAGTGGCACTTGTTGACACTCCTGCCATTGAGCAGAACTGGCAAGCGTTTAACAAGCAGATTCAGTTTGCAGCCGATAAAGAAAAGCGTATTATTTCAGGGCCGTTAATGATTGCAGATTTGCCTATATATCGTAGAGATGAGGCAGGTGAATATTATGGAGTGTTTACGGCAGAGGATATATACAACATCCGCAACAAGTTTTTCAAAGCATCCAACATAAAAGAGGTTAACGCTATGCACGACCCTGCACAAATGATTGAGGGCGTGTATATGGTTGAATCGTTTTTAATTGACAGCAAGCGTGGCATCCATAGCCCTGAAGGTTTTAAACTGACTGATGGCAGTTGGTTTGGCAGCTACAAAGTAGACAATGATGAGGTGTGGAATGACTTTATAAAGACAGGAAAGTTCAAAGGATTTAGCGTGGAGGGTGTGTTCAATATGGTTAAGATTGATAAAAAACCAATGACCGTTATTGAGGAAATCATTGAGATAGTAAAGCAGATTCAAGACTAAAAAAGCAACAAAAAATAATTATTCTATATTTAAAAAAAGTAATCACATGACACGCAAAGAGGCATTTGAGAAAATCAAAAATCTGCTGTTCACAGAGGAAAAAACCTTTGGTGAGGCAAAATTAGCTGATGGAACTATCATACAATGGGAAGGTGAAATAGCTGAAGGTACTGCTGTAAACGTAGTATCTGAGGATGGAAACATCACACCTGCACCTGATGGAACACACACACTTGAAGACGGCACAATGGTAACGACTGTTGGTGGTCTTGTAACCGATATTGAAACTGCTGAAAAAGAAGTTGAGATTGAAGTTGAAGAGGAAATGGCAAGTGAGTTTGAAAAAACAATGGCTGAAGAGTTCGGCAAAATGAAAGATAAGATTGCAATGCTCGAAGATGAAATGGGCAAAATGAAAGATAAGATGGCTGCTTATGGCGAAAGTTTTGAGGCTATCAATGCTGAAGTTAAAGATGCTGAGAAGTCAATATCTGATAAATTTAGCGCAATCGAGGCACTTGTACTTTCAGTAGCTGAAGCACCTGTTGAGCCTTCAAAAAACAACCAACCAAAGAATAGCACGTTCAAAAAGAACACAGGCAACCCTTTGACTGATTACATGAATTGGAAAAACCAACGTACTAATTAATAAAATTATGGCATTTAATGTAGGTAGTTTAAGTAACTACACCAAAACCAATGAGAAGATGCTGATTATCGCATCTTTCTTCGAGCCTAAGACTGCAACTTACATGCAGAAACTTACAGGCGTAAAATCTTCTATTCAAGTTCCTGCACTTTCTGACACTTTGATTTGGCAGAATGGTGGCACTTGTGGACTTGTAAACGCATCAGGTGACACCACTATTTCTGCTCGTGTATTGACCGCAGGTCGTATCAAAGCTGAAAAATCATGGTGTATCGCTGACCTTGAAACTAAGTACACTCAGTTGTTACTTTCACCAGGTTCACAGTACGAATCATTGCCGGGTGGTATTGATGAGGCTTTCATGAACTCTGTTTTAGGTGAACAAAAAGAAAGAGTTGAACTTGCATTATGGCAAGGCGACACAACTAAATGGCAAGATTACCTGAACAAATTTGATGGTCTTGTAAAAATCATCAACGCTGCTTCAGGCCCAGTTCAAGCTAATGCTGCTGCTTACATCACTCCTGTAACTTCAATCACTGTATCAAATGTTATCAGCGTATTGCAAGCTGTTTACTCTGCTATCCCTGTTGAGATTCTTGATAAATCTGACCTTCGTATCTTCATCGGTACTGATGTTAGCAGATTGTACCAAACAGCGTTAATCAACGCTAATCTTTTCAACTTCATCCCTTCTGCTGATTCACTTGGCGAATACTTCCTACATGGAACTAACGTGAAAGTTGTACCAGTACCGGGATTGAATGGAACTAACGCTATCTACGCATTGAGAAGTTCTAACATGTTTTTAGGTTGCGACCTTGAAGGTGAAGATGAGGAAATGAACGTATGGTATAGCCAAGACTACGACACCGTTTATATGAGAATGAAATTCAAATTAGGTGTTCAGGTTAGCCAAACTGCTGAAATCGTTAAATTTACAATCTAATCAAACGGAGTGGGGCAACCCACTCCTTAATAATTTTTAAACATGGCGTGTGCAATAGTATCAGGATACAGCCTCGACTGCAAAGACACAGTTGGAGGTATTAAGAACATCTACATCACAGAACTATCAAATGTAACTGCGGTTGGCGAAAACGCATCAGGCTTTGTAACAAGTATCACTAAGACTGGAAAATTCTACAAGTATGAGTTAATGCCGAGAGGTGCTAACAACTTTACACAGAATATCCAAGCTGATGCTGCTGCTGGCACAGTTGCTTATGAGCAATCTGTAACTGTTAACTTCGTGAAGTTAAAATACGAAACCCAAGTTAAACTTGAAAACCTGATTAAAAACAGAACAGCCGTTATCGTTGAAACCAAAGACGGAAGCTATTTCTTATTTGGTAAATTAAATGGCATGGAAGTTACAGGTGGAAGTGGCAACTCAGGCCAAGCAATGAATGAGTTTCAGGGTTATAACCTTGTATTCTCAGGCATGGAGAAATCCCTTGCCAATGAAGTTTCATCTTCTATCATAGCAGGATTGTTGTAGTAATTGATTGAATAAGTGAAAGGCCCGGCATTTAGTCGGGCTTTTTTGTTTTAGCAACTTTTGATTACTTTTCTATTTTTAAATGAATGATAAGGTTTCAAAAAGGTGCAACAAATACGGTAACGGTAACGCTGACAGAAAACAGCACGCTGACTAACCCGATATACCTGTTTCAGTTTACTAACCAACAGACTGCAACGGACTATTATTTTATTGCAACTGATACTTCAACATTCAAAGAAAGGTACAATCAGTTTCAGGTAGTTGAGAAATCAAACCCTGATACACTTAATGGAGAGGTTCTTTTGGGCAATGAGGGGTTTTATAACTATTATGTATATGAAACCACATTGGCAAACACATCAGGGTTAAGCAACGCTTCACAGGCGGTTATTTATATCATGAATGAAGTTGAGAATGGGTTGGTTTGGGTAGTTCCTGAACCAATGGAGAAGTTGGAATATGACCCTGAACAAACTGCCATTGCTTACCAACCGAGTGAAGATGATTATTTATTGACTGAATCAGGTGATTATTTGTTATTAGAAACAGGCTATTTAATTGAATTAGAATGAGCGACAAGAAGATAAGTGAATTAACCTTAGTAACTAACAATGCAAGTGGGGATGTGTTCCCGATGGTGCAGGGTAGTGCTAACTTTAAAACAACATTGGCAAAGATTGCCACGTTTTTACAGGGTTTTTTGCCTGCAAGTGAAACAGCAAAAGGCTTTGTTGAGTTGGCAACTAATGCTGAGGTTCAAACAGGAACAGATACTGAAAGAGCAGTAACACCTGCTGGATTGCAAAGCAAGGTTGCAAGTGAAACGGCAAAAGGAATTATTGAACTTGCTACACAGGTAGAAACTGACACAGGAACGAATGACACAACTGCTGTAACTCCATTGAAGTTAAAAACATCTTCACAATGGGCAACTAAAATAACCAAGTTAAACATAGCAAATACGGCAAGCGGTAATGATAGTGTAACGATAAATGCAGAATCAGGCATTGCTACATTTACAAGACCTATCACACATAATGACGCTCACAACTTCACTATAAATAACAACACTATATCTGCAACGGATGTAGTGGAAACAAAGTTATCATACAATGGTGCTGGTTATCCTGCAATCTTACATTGTACTTGCACAGCTAACACTATAACACTTCACATGGCTAATTTAAAAGTGGGTGGTGGTTCAGATAATACAAATGCAAACCTTGTTGTATCATTCTTAAAAGTAAACTAATATGCACAAATACGCACCATTGATAGTTGTAAAGTTTGAGAACGATAAGATTCCTGCATTTGTAGAGAATAAAAACGGCAGGGTTAAGTGGGTGAAGTATGGTGAAACAAACAACTATCCGCAATTCCTTACTACGTTATTTAACAGGTCTGCAAAGCACAACGCTATTTGCACCGATAAGCAGTTATACATTGCAGGCAAGGGTTGGGATTTTGATTCCAATGATATGCAGGATGCTGATACTATCAAACTAAAGGCATTTGTAGACAATCCTAATCCTTATGAAACACTTAATGACCTGATGAAAAAGACCGCCTTAGATGAACTTCTGTATGGTGGTTTTTATTTAAAGGTAGTGCATAACAAGAAAGGTGAAATGGCTGAGTTGTATCATGTGGATTATAACACAGTTAGAAGCAATAGGGACAATAGTGAATTTTATGTATCGGAATATTGGTTAGATGAAAGCGGAAACGAGCGCACCAATTTAAAGCCTGATGAATACGAAACACATCCTGCATACTCATCTGATAAAACAAAAGGCGTTTGCATATATTACTATAAAACATACAGACCCGGATTAAGGACTTACACTTTGCCTGAGTATATCGGTGCTATCCCTGCTATCATAACAGATGCGGAGATTGCTAACTTTCATCGTGCCGAAATACAAAACGGATTCAAAGGTAGCCGCATGATTGTTTTCAAAAATGGCGTGCCGAGTGATGAGGAAATGAAGTCAACTGAAAGGCGTTTGAAAAACAAGTTTACAGATACGGATGCGGCAGGTAGTATGGTTATTGACTTTGTGGATGACCCTAACAGAGTGCCTGAAATATTGCCATTGAATGGTGATGACTTTGATAAACGATATGATGCGCTAAACAAAACAATCCAAGAGGAGATATTTGTAGGCCATAAAGTAACCAGTCCTATGTTATTTGGCGTAAGGGTAGAAGGGCAACTTGGTGGCAGGAATGAAATGGTTGATGCGTTCAACTTATTCCAGAACAAGTACATTACACCAAAGCAGGATAT